CCCAACGAGGGGATCGCCCAGTTGCTGTTCCACCGCCTGCTGGGAATTCCGGAGAAGACCTACGCCGACAAGGGCGGGAAGTACCAGGGGCAAACGGGGGTCACCCTGGCCAAGGTGTGACACGACTGTAAGTAACACAACGAGAAAGCCACATGTACTACATGGAGTGCAAGGTAGGAGACCAAATCGAGATAGTCCTGGACGACGTGGTACTCATCGAGATAAGCCAAATCAGGTACGTCCCGGGGGACGTGAAGTTCCTGCTGGAAGCCCCCCGGGACATCAAGATTTACCGCCAGGAGGTCCTCGACCGAATGGCCGGAAGGGAATGCCAATGAAGTCCTCCTGCGCAAAGTCCGCACGGCCCGAGGCCGTGCGGCTGTTCCACGAGGGGACGCTGGCCCTGTCCAGGGTGGAGCACAACGGAATCCGCATCGACACGGAGTACCTGGACAGGGTCATGGGGGAGACCGGCGAGGCGATCCGGTCCCTGGAGGGGGAGTTGCGGCAGGACCCGTTCTTCCACAGGTGGCGCAGGCACCACGGCGAGTCCACCAACCTCGGCTCCCGCCAGCAACTGTCCCACATGCTGTTCAAGGTGGAAGGGCTCTCCTGCGAGAGCAAGACCCTGACCGGACGGGACAAGGCGGACGAGGCGGCCCTCCGCGCCACGAACCACCCGTTCGCCCTCAAGTACCTGCGACTGGAAAAGCTCAAGAAGATGCGGGGGACCTACCTCCAGGGGATTAGGTCCGAGGTGTGCGACGGGTTCCTGCACCCGTCGTTCTCCCTGAACACCGCGAGGACCTACCGGTCCTCGTCGTCGGCCCCCAACTTCCAGAACATTCCGGTCAGGAACCCCGAGGTGGGCAGGGTCGTCCGGTCCTGCTTCGTTCCCAGAAGGGGAAGGCACTTGGTCGAGATCGACTACAGCGGCATCGAGGTCCGCATCGCCGCCTGCTACCACAAGGACCCGGCCATGGTCCGGTACATCACGGACCCCTCCAGGGACATGCACCGGGACATGGCCATGGAGTGCTACCTACTCGACGAAAGCCAGGTGGACAAGAAGAGTCGCTACTGCGCGAAAAACCAGTTCGTGTTTCCCCAGTTCTTCGGGTCGTTTTACCTCGACTGCGCCAAGGCCCTGTGGGCGTCGATCGACTCCATGGGACTGAAGGCCGGCGACGTCCCCATGAAGGAACACCTGAAGTCCAAGGGGATACACTCCCTCGGCGACTGTGTCATGGAGCGGAGGCCGAAGAGGGGGACGTTCGAGTACCACGTCCAGCAGGTGGAACAGGACTTCTGGGGAAAACGGTTTCCCGTCTACACCTCGTGGAAGAGGCTCTGGTGGGACCAGTACCTCCGCGAGGGGGGGTTCCACACCTTGACCGGGTTTCGCCTGGACGGGGTGTACAGGCGAAACGAGGTCTTGAACTACCCCATACAGGGGAGTGCCTTTCACTGCCTGTTGTGGTCCTTAATCGAAATTCAGAAGGAACTGGACAGACAACGAATGAAGACCCTCCTGGTGGGGCAGATTCACGACAGCATCTTGGGGGACTCCCCGCCGGAGGAGTTGGACGACTTTCTGTCGCTGTCCGAGGAGGTCATGACGAAGAGACTCCTCAAGGAGTGGAAGTGGATCAACGTTCCCCTGAAAGTCGAGGCGGAGGTGTCCGGAGTTGACGAGTCGTGGTTCAACAAGAAGGTGGTGACAATCCAATGACCGATGAGAACTTCATCAAGGACTTCGGCCCGGCCGTGGCCGACGACCTGCAAAGGGTGTTCGGTGACGTGAACGAGAACATGACGTTCATCGTCATCCTGTCCCGGGAGGACGACGACGGCGGCGGGTGGACGTCGGTCCTGTACAACAACCACAAGGAAGTCCAGACGGTCATCGAGGACCTGAAGGACGCCATCGACGAGTTGAACGAAAAGGTCGTCGGGGGGAACTGATGGAGGAACTCTACAAGAGGTACAGGCCGAAGTCCCTGGCCGAGGTGTTCGGCCAGAAGCCGGCCGTGCAGGTCCTTGCCAAGTACCTGGCAGCGAACTCCCTTCCCCACGCCGTCCTCCTGAGCGGCCCCAGCGGGACGGGGAAGAGTTCCCTGGCCATGGTCCTCAAGGACCACCTGGGGTGTAACGACGCCGACTTCGTCAAGGTGAACGCCTCGGACTTTCGGGGGATCGACAGCGTCCGGGACATCCGCCGGGACATGATGATGCTCCCCATGGCCTCCCCGTGCCGGGTGTGGCTTATCGAGGAGTGTGCCGGGCTGACGAGGCAAAGCCAGGAGGCTTTCCTCGACTACCTGGAGTTCACCCCGCCTCACGTCTACTTCCTGCTTTGTACCACCGACCCGGAAAAGCTCATTCCCACCTTCAGGTCCCGCTGCGCCGAGGTGAGGTTGAAGCCCCTGTCGGTCAAGTCCATGAGGACGCTGGTGGTCAAGGTGGCCGAGGGGGAGGGGGTGAGGGTGTCCGAGGAGGTGGTGGACCGGATCGTGGCCGTGGCGGACGGCAGCGCCAGGAGGGCGTTGGTTCGACTGGAGGGCGTCCTGGGGCTGGCCACCGAGGAGGCCCAGCTGGAGGCCCTGGAGAGGGACGGTACGGAATCTTCCGGGGTGGACCTGTGCCGGCTCCTCCTCAACCCCAAGGCGGCCTGGAAGGACGTGGCCGGGGTGATAAAGTCCCTCGACGAGGACCCGGAAAGGGTCCGGAGGATGGTTCTCGGCTACATGACGAACGTAATGCTGGGCGGGGGAAACTCTTGCGCCCGGGCCAACCTGGTCGTCCGCCTGTTCCAGGACAACTTCATCGACACCGGCAAGGCCGGCCTGGTCCACGCCTGCTTTGAAATTTTGCACTGGGGCCGGTAAGGCGCTCGAAAAACGGCGATAATGTAAGTGACCAGGAGAGAATTCTTGTGCGGAGGGTTGGGCATGTCTTCGGTGATGGACGTGACGTTCTTCGCGGTGCGGTTGGTACTCTTTGGGATAGTTTTCTTTTACTGGATTCAATGGATCTTTTCCTGGATTCAATGGATCAGGGAGAACCGTACTCAAGACGAGCGGGACAGAGATGACGTCATTCGTACCAGACACGAAATGAGCATGGAAAGGAAGGAAGTCATGAAAGCCAACGACGAACTTCTCAAGAAGATTGAGAAACTAGAAAACTCCGTCAGCGAGTTACAGAAGGTCACCAAGGAACCTTCCAAACCTGCTGACAAGGTGGATTCCGAGGTCGAAAAGGAAGAAGATTTTTACGCCGTTTACTGTACGGGTCGCATCGGCTGGGTCTTGGACTTGTGGTACGGCGGGGATAGCGATGACAACGACTACCCTGACTTGTGGACGGAAGGCGCCTTCCATACAGATGTCCAGCAATACGACACGATAGAAGAAGCCATGCAGGACGCGAAGAGATTGAAGGCGCCCACGAACGGGCATCACCCTCCCCAGGTCATAAGAGTGCAACTGTTCAAATCCTTGCAAGAAGAAAAGAAGCCCGAAATCAAGGCAAATCCACATTTGGGGGAGGATCAGAAGAAGGATTCCCCAGAGATCAGCAGATTTGTGATCGTTCAGAAAACCAAAATTCCCGAGGTGTATCAGTCGTGGTACTGGGGGTTGACATCGCAAAGTGAGAAATGGGTTCTCAACCGGTGTGACGCCTTACAGTACAGGTCGATGGACACCGCCTTATCAGGACTGTATGAATTGTACAAGAACTCCATCGCCATGGCAGGCGTTCGGGCGAGACAAGTTACTCATTACTTAATGGTCGTTCCTTACCACGAGGCTTGAACATGGCACGCCAGACCGAGGACGACTTCCCGTTCGTGTCCGTGGACAAGCACCGACTCGACGCCGAGTTGGAGGTGCAGGCCCGGTACGTCATGCGGTACGCCCTGCTCCTTGCCGACGCCGAGGAGGACTACGAGTTGGCCGTGCAGGGGAGAAAGACGGTTGACGCCGAACTGGACAGGGAGGTCCGCCTCAACCCCGACCGGTTCGGGATCGTCAAGGTCACCGAGAAGGCCGTGGAGGTGGCCGTCCTCCTCGACCCACGGTACAAGGAAGCCCACAGGAAAGAGGTGGAAGCCCAGCATGCCCTGACCGTCCTGAAGAACGCCATCAAGGCGCTCGACCACCGGAAGTCGGTGGTCGAGAACCTGGTCCAGTTACACTTCGCCGGGTACTTCGCCCGGCCCAAAGTCCCCGCGCAGGACCGGGAGGTCTTACAAGAGTCCCTGACCCGGGACGTCCGCCGTCGCGGACAGGTCCCCTACCAGAGAGAGGATTGACGTGAGCAAGTACAAGTACGCCAGCGCCAGGTCCAGGGCCGAGAAGGCGTCCGTGGGGTTCGACCGGACCACCGTCCGGGTCCCCGACGGGGTCAACTTCCTGAGCGTGAAGAAGGCCGGCATCTTTCGGTTCGACGTGCTGCCTTACGTCGTCGGCGAGGGAAACCCCTTCGCCGACGAGGGGGTGTTGCACTACGAGAGGACGTTCTGGACGCACCGGAACGTCGGCCCCATGACCAAGTCCTACGTCTGCCTGGCCAAGACGTTCCACAAGCGGTGCCCGGTCTGCGAACTCCAGACGAAGCTCCGCTCCGACGGGGACAAGGTCGGGTCCAAGGCCCTTAATCCGTCCGAGCGACAACTGATGAACGTCATCGACCTGGCCGAGCCGGATCGGGGCGTCCAGCTGCTCGACATGAGTAAGCACCTGTTCGGCAAGCAGATCGACGACAAGATCCTGATGGCCGACGAGGACGACAACTACGAGAACTTCTTCCACCTGCAAGGGGGGATGACGCTGAAGGTGGTGTTCGAGGAGCAGAGTTTCGAGGGGGGAGGTCGGCCGTTCTACAAGGCCGTGTCGGTGGACATGAAGGCCCGGAAGGACTACGACGACTCGATTCTGAAAGAGTGCCACCCCCTGGACGACCTGTTGATCGAACTCCGGTACGAGGACCTGAAGAAGATCCTGGAGGGCGGGACGGACGAGGAGGAGGAAGAGGCCACTCCCGACAGGTCAGCCCCTGCGGCCCGTGGGCCTGTTTCCGGGGCGCCCGAGGACGAGGACGAGGAACAAAGCCAGCCGTCCCCAGTTCGCCGGGGCAGGGTGACGGAGGAGGATGAGGAGGTGGCCCCTTCCGGAGGGGACCGGAGGCCCAGGTTCTCTTCCAGAAAGTAACGGAAACTCGCGGCTTGTTGTCGCGGGGGTCGGCAGGACGGCCGACCGGGGTGGCCCAGGGGCTAGGGCCACCCCCTCTTACACGAGGGTCCCCGGCTTGTTGCCGGGGTGAGGGCGTGAGGGGTTCCGGTTTCTTCTAGCCGGGGAGTTCCCGGCGACAACCAACCGGAGGGGTCGGATACCCCCCTCACGCCCGAAGTTCATGGAAAGTGCGACTGGATCTTTGAAGGGGCAGTCTGGCAACTCAGGGAGAGTGTTCGATGCGAAAGTTGTCGTTGGAGCGTTTGGAAGGCCGTGTCGTTCCGGCCACGGTGGTCAAGACGGGGATGACCGTCAACGTGTCGGCGCAGGTGGGTCCCCTCCTGGTGGAGTCGGTCCCGGCCGGACTGCACGTCCAGGACTCGGCGACCAACCAGGTCGTCGCCGGCCCGTACAACAAGGTCAACGTCACGGACACCGTCGGGTCCGACCGGATCACCGTCCAGGGGACGGTCGTCCCCCTGGTGGCGAGTCTGACGGTCAACGCCGGCCGGAACCCCACGGGTCCGGGGGACACGGACGAGGTGTCCTTCAAGGGCGTCGGGATCGGCAACCACGACTACAACGGCTCTTACGGGAGCCTGATGGTCCTGTACGAACTGGCCGACATTACCGTGTGCGGTAACGTCACGTTCCACGGCGCCACCGGGTACGACTTCGTGTCCTTCCAGTCCGGACCCTCCAACCGCATCGCCATCTACGGCGACGTGAGGGTCAACGCCGGGGCCAACGCCGTGGCCACCAACATGACCGTCATCGGCCAGCCCGACCCGTCCCTGCCCCAGGGGGTTCGCATCTCCGGAAAGGTGGACTACGACGGCGGGCACGGGGTGGACGTGGTCCAGCTTCACGACGTGCGGCTGAACAAGGTGAGTGTGAAGTTAAAGGACAACCCGGCCAACGTGTTCATCGACTCCCCGACGGTGTACTACAAGAAGTTGACCGTCACCGGGGACGGGACCGTCGTGATTCTGGGGAACACCTGAGCGACCGCCTTCCGACCAACAGGGGAGGTCAACGGACCTCCCCTGTGTCCTTACGTCATGGGGGTATTTCGTGGCCGACATCGAGTCCATCAAGAGGCGACTGGCGTCCCGCCGCAAGGACCCCCCCGCCACCGGCCTGTCCTCCGGGTCCGTCCTTATTAACCTGGCGTGCTCGGGGGACCCAGACTACGCCTACCGGACGGGGGGCTATTACTTTTACGTCGGGGACTCGGCCAGCGGCAAGACCCTCCTGACGTGGTACGCCCTGGCCGAGGCGGCACACCGGGAGGAGTTCAAGGACTACAAGTTGGTCCTCAACAACGCCGAGAACGGCTCCTGGTTCGACGTGGCCAAGTTGTTCGGCAAGAAGACCCTCGACCGGACGGAGGTCATGGTCTCCCCCCACCTGAATCACTTTTATCGACACCTGGGGGACGAACTCCGGGGCGGTCAGAAGGTGGTGTACGTCCTCGACTCCATGGACGTGCTGAGGCCCAAGTCGGCGATGGAGAAGGCCGAGAAGGTGAGAAAGGCCGAGGAGAAGGGGAACAAGGTCTCCGGAAGCTACGGCACGGACAAGGCGAGGATGAACTCGGAAAACATGCCCGAGATCAACGCCCTCCTCCGGGACACCGGGAGCATCCTCATCGTGATCTCCCAAACCCGGGACAACATCGGCTTCGGCGCCCAGTTCAACCCCAAGACACGCTCCGGCGGGACCAGTCTGACCTTCTACGCCCAGCTGGAGATGTGGACCTCGGTCAAGGAGGGAATCAAGAAGACCGTCCGGGGAAAGCCGGTCAAGGCCGGCATCCTGTCCAAGGTGCGGATCAAGAAGAACCGCCTGACCGGGTCGGACAGGACGGTCTACGTCCCCATCTACCCTTCCGTGGGGTTGGACGACCTGGGCTCCCAGGTGAAGTTCCTCCTCGACTGGGGCCATTGGGAGGAGTCCCGTGGCAAGGTCACCGCAAAGGAATTTGAATTTACCGGTAAGGCAGAGGAGTTGATAGCGATAATAGAACGGGAGGGGAAGGAACGACTGCTCAAGGAGACCACCGCCAAGGTGTGGCGTGAGATCGAGGGGGAGGGGCTGGTCGCGAGGAAGAGTAGGTACGAATGAACTGGGAAAGAACGTTAGAAAACAACGTAATTGTAAGGAACCTTCTGGACGAGGAGGCGTCATACATTCACTTGTTTGGTGTAGTTTCCTTTCGCTTCTCTCGTGTATACGCGGAAGTCGGCAGACGTTACATACTGAACTCCATAAAGAAACTGGTGGCACAAGCCGTGAGTGAAGCCCTTCATGTCACGCCACACCAGACACCCCCCGTAGACCTTCAGGAAGTTTATGACATTGTGTCCAATTGGAAGTTGCACGCAGATCATTCCATGAGCATGGGAGGACCAAACGCAAGAAAGTTGTGCGAAACAATTGAGTGGCAAAGGGCGGTAATCACCTTCCTTGTAAGGGAGAACTCGTGACCACCACAGACACCCCACTCGACCACCTCCAGAGGATCGTCGGGGAGATTTACGAGGTGTCCGGATCGACGGACGACGCCGTGGGGGCGGTCGTCGAGCGGGTGCTCGACGAGGCGGACGAGGTCCTTACCGACGCCCTCCTCCGCGAGGGGGCGAGGAACCTCCTGGGGAACCTCCGGTACAAGACCCGCCTGGTCATCCAAGGGAAGCAAAAATCCCCGGCGCCCAAGACGTTCACCGCCGAGTACCAGGAGGAGGTGGTCTCCCGCCTGGGCAAGTATTTCGACTGGCCGATGATGGACGGGACCAGGCTCAAGGACGCCACCCGGGAGCACGTCGTCAAGGACGCCGAGAGGTACGCCTCGATCGCCAGGGGGTGTGACAAGAACAGCCGGTTCCTGTTCGGGGTGGCCGAGAGGATGCGGCCGGGGCAGGTGGCCGGGAGGGTGGTGACCCAGGAGGAGATGGCCGAGATCATGAGACAGGTGTCCGGGAAGTAGTCGGGACTTCCGACGCATGAAGGCGACGAATGAATTGCAACAATGGACGTTTGTCAGACCTGAATGAATTGCGGTATGAGATGTTTGGTGACACTCGAATGATCTGTGGTTTTCGACGTTTGTGTCTCACGAAAGAATTGGGATGCAAGATGTTTGGAGGATTCGACTGAATCGAACTGTCGAAGTCTGTGAGGCGGAAATGACTTGTCTCACGCGACGTTCGCGGAAAAGGAAGGACTTGCACTCTCGGACGTTGAAGGACGTAAAGGATTTGTACCAGTGGACGTTTGAGCTTCACGAAAGACTTGTAGATGTTGATGTATGAGGAAGCAAAATGAATTGTTCCACCCGACGTTTGCCATGAACGAGCGATTTGTTGAGTCAGATGTGTTGTTGGGTCAGAAATGACTTGTGAAGAGCAACCGTTTGTGGGCGGGAAAGGACTTGAGGGGTCCGATCGTGCTGTTCGCGATGAAGGATTTGTTGGTTTCGATGTTTGGGTGTCTGGAAAGAACTGCCGAAGGAAGATTTTTGTTGACCCAGAATGACCTGTAGCTTTCGATGGTTGAGGTCGATGAAGGAACTGAAGGCAAGGATTTTTGTGCGCTTCTAATGAGTTGGAGCGTCTGACGTTTGAGATGACGGAACGACTTGACACGAACGACGTTTGCGGTGCCTGAAGGCTTTTCATTACCCCAGGGAGAGTGGCCGTGAAGGAAGAGATCCGAGAGGTCTTTACGGACGAGTCGATCGACGTGGACGCCATGAGGCTGACCCGGGAGGACGTGGCCCAGGCCGCCCTCATGTCCAAGGACGAGGCCAGGGCGCTCGTCGGCCTCCGCTACTCGATCCAGAAGTTGCGGGTGGGTACGGGGAACAAGGAGTCGGCCCACAACCGGAAGGTTGACATCCTCGCCGAGCCGGTGGTGATCGCCAAGCTGAAGCGCATGCTGGAGGTGGACGAAAGGGCCGCCGACCGTGCCCTGGCGGCCTACGCCAAGGCCCACAAGCTCGGCAGGTGGGCCATGTCCAACAAGGGGGTGGGGCCGGTGACCACGGCCGCCTTCCTGGCCTTTTTCGACGTCCGCCACCCCGGGGTCAAGGCGGTCGGGAACTTCATGTCCTACGCCGGGCACATCGACCCGGCGATCATCGAGGCCCGCTGGGAGGAGACCAGGCGTCGTCCCTACAACGCCCGCCTGAAGACCGTGTGCTTCCTCCTGGGCGAGTCGTTCAAGAAGCTCAAGAACAACCCCGACTGCTACTACGCCAGGTTCTACGCCGAGAGGAAGGAACTGGAGCAGGAGCGGAACGAGCGGGGGGACAACGCCGAGAGGGCCAGGGCGAAACTCGACCGGGCCAAGCGCAAGGGGTACAAGATTTCCGAGGCCCAGTTCGAGGCGTGGAACTCCGGCAAGCTCCAGGCGGCCGGGGTGGACAGGCGGGCCTGCCGGTACGCCGTGTGCATGTTCCTGAGCCACTACTTCCACGTCAACTACGAAATCGAATTCGGCCGTCCCCCGGCCAGGCCGTGGGTGATCGAGCACGGCGGGCACGTCGGGTACATCCCCCCGCCCAACTGGCCCATGGCGGAGGACCTGGAGGCCACCACGAGAAAGAGGGGGCGTCCCAAGAAGGCGGTACTGGTGGGGCAGTCGTGAGGGGGGAGGTGCGGGGGCTTCACGCCCCCGCACCTAGTTGAGACCGTCAATGTGCTGTAGCCGCCGAACGAATTGTAGCTCTTGATGTTTGTCATGGCAGAATGAATTATTCCACCAGACGTGTGTGCTCGACGAATGAGTTGTGAGTCGCGATGTGACTGTGCAACAAGAACGACTTGAAATTCAGGACGTTTGTTGTCGAGGAAGGAATTGAAATTCGGGACGTTTACTGGAATGTTGGAATGAGTTGCAGCATCCCGACGTTTGCAGACGAAGAACGATTTGTGGACCTTGACGTGTGCAGTTGTCGAACGAGTTGAAGCTGGTGACGTTACCTGGGTAGGCGGAATGAGCTTCTTCCATTGACGTTTTCAGCAGCAGAATGAACCGAGGTTTAGGATGACTGTTGACTACGAACGACTTGTCATTATTGATGTTTGTGGTCGAAGAAGGAACTGGCGGAAGTGATGTTTGTGGGTAGTAAGTGAATTGCTGGGTATGACGTGTGCTATGAGGGAATGAACTGGTTTTGACGACGTTTGTCGGACGCGAGTGAGTTGTTGATTTGGATGACTGAAGATGCCGATCGAGTTGGTGACAACGACGTACTGTCAGCGGAGAACGAATTGTAAAAATGGACGTTTGTGGGCGTAGAATGAAGTGCGGTCCTAGAAGTTTGTAGAACGTGGAATGACTTGGCCACCAAGACGGCTGTGAATTTGGAAGGAACTGGAGGTTCAGATGTTTGTAGGTTGTGAATGATTTGTCTTGGACGACGTTTGTTGAATGCGAAAGAACTGGGATGTGGGAAGTTTGCGGAACAAGGAACGAACCGGAGGAGCGAAAGTCTCGTAACGGCCGAATGAACCGGGGCATCAGAAGTTTCGTCATGGACGAGTGAGCCGAGATAGTTGACGTTTTGTCATGGACGAGTGAGCCGAGACAATTGACGTTTGTGGGTATTGAGTGAATTGTCAGAATTGACGTTTTGGGTGACGGGAATGAATCTTAAAAATTCAGGCGATCTCACCTCATGAATTCCAAGACCAAGGGGAACTCGTTCGAGCGCAAGCTGTGCGTCCTCCTCAGCAGGTGGTGGACGAACGGCTCCCGCCCCGACGTCTTCTGGCGCACGGCGTCCTCCGGGGGCCGTGCGACCCAGAGGGCCAAGGCCGGGGACGACACCAGGAACCAGTACGGGGACGTGGGCATCACCGACCCCATCGGCCAGCCCTTCCTGGACTTTTGCACGATCGAACTCAAGAGGGGGTACTCCTCCTTTTCCGTGGCCGACCTGCTCGACCGCCCGGCCAGGTCCAAGGTTCCCAAGTACGGGGAGTGGGTCACCAAAGTCCGCGACTCGTGGGTCAGGGCCGGGTCCCTGTACTGGCTCCTGGTCGTCCAGAGGGACCGGAGGGACGCCCTGGCGTTCTTCCCCCTGTCCATGTGGGACGACTTGCGGAGGTGCTCGTGCTTCCTCCCCCCACACCCGCCGGGAGAGTTTTACCTCTACAACGACCCGCCGTTCGGGTGTGAGAGGCTGTCCGATCTTTTGGACACGGTGAGCCCGGGGGACGTCTTCAAGGTACTCAGAAGTAAAAGGACGCAGGCGGGATGATCACACTCAAGGACATGTGGGAAGGTCACA